AATCCCGCTTCAACAAGACCCGAAGTCCCTCCTTCAACAAAACCCTGTGTAATACTTTCTCTTATTTTATCACCTGTTTTTTCTGCCAATCCTTCAATGTTTAGAGTCTTGTAAAGAAAGTCACCAAATACTGGAATGTTTTTCAATTGTCCAAGAGTGTTCTCAACCAAGTCTTTACCTAATTGAACTTGATATTCAACTTGGTCATTAATTCTTTTTTGTGCTCTACCTCTAGCGATTAAAAGTCTTAATTCTTTTTCTTCTTCTTTATTTTGTGTTCTAATGGCTTTTATTAAATCATCTTGTAAATCTGTTTGCTTAAAGTTTTCCGATGTAATTTCTTGTTCATTATCAAGAATTTCTTTTGTCCTATCTCTTCTTGATTTAAGATTTTTTTGAACTTCAGCAGATTGTTCACCTGAAGCATCAAGTGCTGCGTTCAGCTCATCAAGTAGATTTCTTATTGGGTCTGCCATATATTATTCTCTTTAGTTGTGTGGAATGAAAAAAAATTAATTTGTTTCAGAATCAAGTTGCTTTTGTAAATTTGCAAAAAACTTTTTAAACTTTGGGTCTTCTGCTTTTCTTTTTTCTATTCTTTGTTGAATTTGTTTACCAATACGGGCAACATCTGCATTGTGTTTTTTTAAAACCGGGTCATTTTTTACAAATGCGTCAAAGCCCTTTACGGCTTTTTTAGAAGCCATAGCTTTTACAAAAGAACCTATAAATTCTTTTACTATTTTTTTGTTTTCTTTGATAAATTGTTTATTCATAATGTATGTGTTTATTCATTAATAAATATCAATTAATTAGATTTTTGGAATCTTTGAGAGTTAGATTTTTTTGTTGAGTTGTCTAATGCTTCTTTTTCTTTTGATTTAGCTGAGATGAGTTTTTCAGCATAGAATCTTCTCAAAGGTAGTGGCATATTATAGATTTCTGAATGTGTGAATCCATTCCCGTAATAGGCGATGTTGAAGATTTCTTCGTGAATAGCCGGCCTATTTGTCGCCGGCTGGCCAAAAAAAGTCAATCCCAAGTGGGACGTCCACCTTTATTGTTTTTCCGTCTTTGGTTGTGAAATCAAAAATCATATCAATATCAGGCGATACCTCACCATAATATTTTCTGTAAGCTTTTGTATCAAGAGCTAAAAATTCATTATCAACAAAGTTGTCTATAAATGATTGTTCTTTATTTCCGTCAACTGATTGAATTTGATATTTTAATCGTGTTGTTAATTCATTTGAAACACCTGTCAATTCAGCTGCTTTCTCATAGTCTTTTAATTGTTGTTTAATATTTTTCTCATCAAGACCAGTCATTAATTTAAATTCAACGACTCGTTCTGAATTTGGTAAAGTGTATGAAAATAAATTACCATTTTTATACGATTCAACATCAACTTTTTTATGATTAAATTGTGTTAAGTCTATTGTGGTTTCCTCATACTCATTTGTATCCGGATTCATTATTCTTGTTCGGTATTCTTTTCCGTATCCTAAAATACGAGTTCCAACCATAAGTGCATTTTTATCACCGATTAATAAATCATCTACATTAATACCTTGTTGAACTACCACTGATTCTAATAATTTATCTATTACCAAACCCTTTTGTATAAGGTTTGTAGAAGTTAGAATATCTTCTTCTTTTGCTGTCATATATTTGACATCTATTGTTCCACTACGCAAAGGACTATCTTCGGGATACAATAATCCCTGTGATGGTAAAGATAGAACTTCAGTAGGAAATCCATACTGATTTTCAGCCATTTTGTTTTACTCCTTGATTAATTAAGAATTAATAACTTATTATTTTTTACCCATAACTTTTTCAGCACCTGCGATACCGAAAGAGCCAAGAGTTACGAATACAAATGAATTATAAACCATATCATTTATAACTAAATCTTTTCCAGCTATACCTGTTCCTAAATCAACAATTGCAAATAATGTCATTACTGCAAATGATGCGAAACCTATAATTGATTTTTCATTGTAATCGTTATCATCTTTAAATATTGCCCACATAACTATTCTCCTTAGAATTCAAGTATTGCGTAATCATACTGCATTGTTAAACCAATTTCAACCACATCATTAGATGCGAAATCTAAATCATTGAAGTTTGCTGCTGTTAAAAATGCACCTTTGATTATCCATTGTTCAATCTTTTCTCCATTAGGACTTAGTAGATTGAAAGTGATATCTTTTTTATATTCTGATGAGTATCCGTCAACACCTGTTACTGATTCGTGGTGTAGTCTAATCCACTCATTGACCGCTTGTGCTCCACTTGGAACGATTGGGTCATATAAAGTTACTTCAATTGGTTGCCATTGTGCTTTACCTTTTACATATCTTTTTACATTGATATGGTCCAAAGTAACTGTGTCAAAGGCGATTGATGGCCTTGCCATTGTTTTAACGAGATACGCTGGTATTCCGTCTATTTCCATAATAAACCTATTTTTTAATTTAGGTTCAAAAGGTGTAAAAAATATTTCATTTGGGTCTGCAAATGCCACTTGAATTCTCCTGTAATTTTTTCTATTCAGTAATAAATATAAAGAAATGAAAAAAAGTGTGGTATAGAAATCATATCTTTTTAGAAGTTTTTTTGAAGTTTTTACTTGACATTGTCATTTTTTGTTTGTATATTATAGTATGATTGATGAAATAATATGTGAAGAGTGTGGTGTTGAAATAGACGGCTTTTTCCTTTGTGATGATTGTGAAGAAGAACTTTATGAAGAAACCGACTACGAAGAATAATAAAAAAAAAGCTTGACTTTTACAAAAAGATTTAGTATATTATAGTATGATTGATAACGATATAAAAGGAAATGAAATGGAAAATGAATTTACAACTGATGCCGTGTTAGGTATTATGCCAAGGAATTATGAAGATACTTTGGTAACAAGAGAAATCCCAAATAATTATGGGTATTATAATGAAGCTGGTGAGTATGTGGAAAATGGAACATTTACCATTACTCATTATCAATATGCTCATAATCCTATGGATTTATATAGAGCTAATGAAAATCAACCGGCTATTAGGTTGGACGATTATCAAGCTGATTATTTTGAACAAGCTCATTACAAGGGTATTCCTATGTGTTTTAGGTTTAACCCAACTATCAGAACTCTAATGAGAACTGGTAATTATAGAATTAGGTATCGTGGTGGTTCTAAGCCACAATATGGCTATGTTAGAAGTCAATACAATACATTAGCCGAATACGCTGATACCTTTGCGATTTATCCTAAGTAGGTGTTAATATCGTAATCGTAAGAACCTACTGATTTCCTTATCAAACAAAAAACCCCCGAGAGTATCGGGGGTTTTTCTTAATCAATATTCCTATTATTCAGGGAATGCTGCGCCTGTTGGTTGAACTACAAAGTCCAATACAATAAATTCAGCTGTTCTTGTTGGTTGAATAAATATCTGACCAACTAATTGATTTCTATCAACAACATCTGGTGTGTTGTTTGAATCGTCCATAACTACTCTGAAAGCAGTTAGACCTGAATTTGCTTGAACTTCTTCAAGAAATGGATTCACAATATTTAGGAATCTGTTTCTTAGAGCTGTTGTGTTTTGTTCAAATACCAAGAATCTTGAAGTTGATGCGATAAACTTTCTTAAGTTAATCAACAATCTTCTTACATTGATTCTGTCTAATGCACTTGGTTTACCTTGAAGTGTCTTCTGTCCAAACACGACTACGCCTTGACCTGGGAAAGTTGCGATAGGATTAATACGATTTTCGTATAAATCATCTCTTTCTAAGTTGGTTAGTCTTGATTGTGCTTCTAACACATCTGTTAAACCACCACGATTTAGACCTGCTGGTGCGAACCACTCTTGTCCAATTCTATCATTGTTTGCGTAAACACCTGGTAGAACTACTGAAGGTGGAACCCAAGTAGGTTTGTTTTTGTTCTCATCAAGAATCTTAACCCAAGGATAATATGTAGCTACATAATTACTATCTAATGTTTTCACATCATCAATAGCTCCTTGAATTGTTCTTCCGTATCTTGAACCATCTAAGATGAAGAATGCGTCTGCTCTATCTTCAATCTTATCAATTGCGTGGTTTGTTACACTTGGGTGATACTCGTGTATCACACCTGGCAATGCTAATAAGTTAATATCGTATTCATCTGGATTAGAAACTGCATTTATCGCTCTTTTGTATGCTACTGAACCACTTGCACTTGCACTTGATAAGTCAAATCCTTGTGTGTTGTTTGCTGCGATATTTGTTCCTTTTTTATTTTCCTTAGCTGGATTTGTTCCGTCAAAACCGCCTTGGAAAGGAACTACAAATTTCAATTGTCTGTGGTCTGAACCACTTAATGACAATAGATTATTTCCTGCTGAGTATTTTGTTCCTAATGTTGATGCGTCATCATTACCAAATGAATTTTCTAAACTCATTGTAACATTGTTACCAGTCGCTGTGCCTGTTGGTAGTGGTGCTAAATATTGTTGATTATCAACACTTGCGAAATCAAAACCATAATATACATTTTGGTCATAAGTTCCACGACTATTTTTCTGTCCATTACCACTTATTTGTCCAACATATGAAGCACTTGGCATAGATGCGTCTGAGTGTGAACCACTATATGAAGCACTCGCTGTTGCGATAAGATTTGGTTGTGATAACTTTTCAAATCCCATTGGAACTAACTCTTCTGAAATACCTGTTAAATTACCAAAATCACTAATGTAAACATAAGATGATTGATTTGGATAATCTCCATTTGTGGTTAATTTTCCGTCTGAATCTATTGTGATAAATCTATCACCAACTCTTCTTGGTAGATAGTTTTCTGAATCCTCGTCAAAATTCAAATTAGAAAAATTTTCTAAAATTGTTCCGTCATCATTTTGACCTGGATTATTTACAATAACTTGTAA